TTGGCGACGAACAACACCGGGCTCATAACCTCTTCGAAGTGCATGGTCTGGCCTGCTTTCACAAGGCCGCTCTCATACTCTTCTTCCGCCTTTGGCAGAACGCAGAGCAAGTGGTAGGTCACAGGATCAGGCACTTGTCGAGCCTTTTCCTCGTCGGTTTGTGGCAACACGGTGGTGTTTTGGCCGTCGCTCAGAAGTAGTTCACTCATCGTCGTTTTCCATCTTTCAAGCAGGGGGTTAAAAAAGGGAACCCCCGAAACCCTTTATCCCAAGAACTTATTGCAGTTCCGATTGCCTTTTGACGCATTCCAAGTTTTTGGAACAACTTGGATGTTGTAGTGCTCGCTTGTCCCTCCCTTAGATACAGGAACAATGTGATCAATTTCCCACGTGCCACCTAACATTAACTGCCGGATTGCGCAAAGTTGTGCAGCTTCATCAAGCACAAACCTGTCAAACTCACTCAAACCCTTCAACGACTGTCGTTTACGTGCTAATTTTTGTTTGTTGTAGTCTGGGTTGGCTGCTGCCCAGGCTCTTGCCCAAGCTCTTCGTTTTTCTACGTTAACTTTGGCGTACGCTTTTGCAGATGCCGCCCGTCGTTCTTTGTTTGCATAATGTTTTGCTCTGTTTTTTGCGCGTGCCGCTTCAATGTCTGCATGGTACTTTTCTCGCTGATGTTTGCGAATGGCTTCAGCATTTTTTTCTTTATAAGCCCGTACTGAAGCCACACTAGATGCGTTTGTGCACGGTTTACATTTGTTTGCCCTACCATCAGCAAAGCGTTTAATTTTAGTAAACGCTTCTAGTGGCTTAGTTTGCAAACACCACTTGCATAACTTATCGGTCATCGTCGTTTTCCATGCGCTTGACAAGGTCGGTTATGAAAGCATGAGCGCGTGAAAGACCCTGGATTTCACCCGTCATGAATTTGTACTCGGCAAAATCTTTTGCCGCGCCTGAGATAAGCGCCTGCGCGATGGTTTCGCGGCGCTCTTCCAATTCTTTTATAACTACGTCAAACGCAGTAGTCATGATTACTCCTTATTTCGTTGAGTTCGCATCATCTGCTGCCGAGTTTTGATCGCATCGGACTGGACTTGCTGCCTCATTTTTTGTTGGTGAATTTGTTCCTTCTGTTGAAGCTCCTGCTGCGCCCGCATAGCCTTTAGCCGGGGGTCTTCCCCCTGATTTTTCTGGGCCTCAAGCTGTAGCCGTTGCGCTTCAAGTTGCAGCTTTTGCTGCGCAATTTGGAAGTCCATCTGGTCGTTTTGAGCTTTACGTTGCATCTCGGCTTGCTTGAGTTGCAGTTCAGCTTGAGCCATTTGCAATGCAGGGTCTTGTGCCTGTTGCTGGGCTTGCTGCTGCTGCGCTTTACCCATGTTGCTCTGAAGCAATTGTTGAGCCGCCTGGGCCACCAGACGAGACAACTGAACTTCTGTCTGCTCATCCAGTTCTTGGTCCGGCACTGTCATCGGAACGCCAAGTTGTTGCTCAATTTGCTGCCTGTAAGCAAACGCCATGTGCTCTGCGATGTGAGCCATCACTGCGCCCATCATCTGCTGCGCCATTGGGTTCTGGCCCATCATTTGCATGATCATCGGGTCTTGCATCATGCTCATGTGGGTTGTGATATGCGCTTGGTGATCTTGGTAAATGAACGCCTTTGTAGGCTTACCTGTCAGGAAACTCATGTTCTCTGACACAGGATCTCGGGGCTTCTGATCGTCTTCAACCGGGACCAACTTCTCTGCGTTCTTAATCCCCAAAACTTCCAGCATCTGCCTGTGGAGTTGGGGCAGATCGTAAATTTGCGGGGCACCTTGGGCCAACTGAAGAGCAGCTTGATACTGCATGATCCGCTGCGCCATCGTGGCGGCATTGGGATCGCTGACTGGAATTACCTCTACTACATCGTAGTCAGCCTGCTTAACAGATCGATCACCACCTTCCGGGGTGTACGGATACGAGGTTGGCAAAAAGTCCCGAATGATCCCCTTTAGGAGTTTGAACTCCATGCGCAAACTTGCGTGTACACGAGCCTGTACAGCGCTCATGGTCTTGAGTTGACGCTCAAGAATAGCCAGCGTGGTGCCCACAGGAGCTTGGGCAGACATATCACTGATTTTCAGATCAGCAATTGCAGCAAGTCTGCGTCCGTCTTCCGTAATCTGCTGAAGCAAAGTCGCAAGAACTTGGCTCGGTTCCTTGTAAGGCAGCGGCATGATGTTGTCACGCACACTCCCCGAAGGAATATCCACATCACGGAACTCACCCGGAGCGATGGGCGTGTCGTCACCCTTGATTCGCAATCCCCGGCTTTTTAGACCACCGGGCAGGTTGGACAGGGTGCCAGCATCAACGAGTTGGCGAATGATGGAAGTGCCAGCGCGAGCATAACCACCAATAAGGTGGATATAACCCAGACCATAAGCGCCAAAACCAGGAATATACGTGTACTGGACGAAGTGCTGTCGCTTGAGTTTCTTGTCGTCGTCTTCGTTCCAGTTTCGCCGGATGGATAGGACGGTGTTGGTTCCTCTTTCGACCGTGACCACATACGGCAAAGGAACTTCATCTTCGTACCCCGGCATGTCCCAGTCTACGTGGATCTCCAGAACCTGATACCGATCATCGTCAGTCAGGGTATACCCTTGTTCTTCTGCCTTTTTCTTTTCAATGTCAGTGAAGAACCTGACAGGTTCACCCAGTTCTGTGTTGATGTAGAAGCCCGCGACCTGTAATTTCTTGATCTCGTTCTCAGTTTTGCGCATGACATGGGTCACACGCTCGGCTGTGTAAACATTTGACGCCCCGTAGGGCATGATCAGGTCTTCAGCCGGGACAAACGGAGCAGCAGGCAGTTCCGTGCTCGGGTTCGGGTAGATTTTCTTGAAAGCAGCACCAGAAAGGCCAAGGGAGTACAGCATCCGCTCATGCTCGGACCTGTAATCAATCATCCGCTCGGTCAGCATGTAGTTCATGTCGTCACGAACTCGCTCTGCTGCTTCTTCTTTCAGTCGGTCAATCGCGCCAATGATCTGAGTCTTCACTGGACCTTGAGCCGGGAAGGTCTCGGTGATCATTTCCGACTGGAAACGGATCGCTGCCTCGGTCAAAAGTGGTGAATACACCCCACAAGCCCCGTTCCAGGGCTCTGTGCGCTCCTCATACTTCATCCCAAGAACCTCTAGGCCCTTGACAAACATCTCTGACCAGTCTTTGCGACTGTTGATGTCTGCGTCCACGAGATCCACAAGCTCTGAAGCCAAAGACTGAAGCTCACCTTCGTCCATGAACTCCGCAAGGTTTGCGTCAAACTCCTCTGTCGTCTCAATTTCCGGCATCAAATCAATTTCAACGCCATCAATTCCAATCTTTAAGCCCTCAGGTTGCTCAATTTCAATCTCAATCGCAGGCTCATCGCCCATCAAGCCCATGTCCAAGGGGATCAGAGCGGTGTCAGTGTTGGTTGCCATGTTGTGCCTTCAGAATCAGTAGTAGGAGACGTTCCGGCGTTTATGCATCGGTTCGTCTTTCTCATCGCTGTCAATTGCAATGAACCCGCCCTGTCTAAACCTCATCAAAGCCTGACTGGACGAGTCCACAAGGTCATCATGGTCCCCATTTGGGAAAGAGGCCATCTCTTCCATGACCTCTTCTGCCCATCTTTTCTCCGGGCACCACACCACCCCTGACGCAAACAGGTCTGCGATTGAATTTACACGGGCTATCTTATCGCTGCCTTTGCCCGGTGTGTACTCCGAGAGCGGTATTCCCATCTTTCTCATCTCATAGATCAAAGGAGCACCCGCTGCCCTCTTTTCCACGATCAAAGTGTCAGGATCCCACTCCTTCCACATCTCAAATGCCTTCTTTTTAAGATCCGGGAACTCCAAACGAGCCTTGTAGGCATCCAAAAGGATGATGTTGGGCCTCAAATCACCATGTTTATTAGGGTGGTCAAACACCCCCCACGTTGTACAAGCTGAGAAGTCAGCCCTGTTGTTCTTCTCAAAGGCTGTGTCCCAGCTTTGGATGATGTATTCGCACGACGGAGGCGCTTCTTGATCCCAAATCTGCCACTGTTCACGCTTGACAATGGCTCCACCCTCAGAAATTGGGTTCTGCTGGTACTGAGCCTCCCATTTCGCCACTGGAAGCTCTGCCTTGAGCGATTCCAGGGCCTCTTTTGACCAAAATCCAGGCCAAAGAGGGTTGCCAGAGGGCAATATGGCAGGAAATTCAATGACTTCCCACTGATCAGAGCCGTCTCTTTCTGCCCCTTTGAGGATCTGCCCCGCCAAATCCTTCTTAGACCAGCGGGTCATCACAACAATGATGGCCCCCCCAGGCTGTAAACGCTGCCGAGGACCAGATGTATACCACTCATACACGCCGTCATAGACCTCAGGATTGCCTTGCTTTGCCTCCTGTTCACTGTGCGGGTCGTCAATGATCAACAGATCCGCCCCCTTGCCCGTCACAGCACCACCAACACCAATAGCGAAGTAGTCCCCGCCTTTGTGGGTGTTCCATCTGCCCGCTGCTTTGGAGTCACTAGACAGCTTTGTGTCAAACACCTTGGCATATTGTTCACTTTGCACAAGGTTTCTTACTTTTCTGCCAAACCCCACTGCCAAT